TAACGCACAAGTTCTTGCTCGCTCATACGCAATCCGCGTGCTTGGCTCTCGAGGTTCTCGATCATCCGCTCGACTTCTTCGTTGACGTCGTTGGATGCATTGCGTTCGGCTTCGAGCTCTTCTTTACTTTCGGCGATCAGATCGTTGAGCTCATTGCGGAGCACAGCTAAGTCTCCGAAAGCTAAGCCCTGTTCGTGCGCAAGGTTAATCTGGTCCTGGACTTCCTGGCGCTCCTCTTCCAATAGTGCGATGCGCCGCTCAAGGGGATCCATCGCTTCAAGTTCAAGTTCACGCAACCGTTCGGACGCGCTCTCGCGCGCTTCACCGATTTCCTCGGCCAACTCGCGCTCGCGTTCCATCCGGGCTTCTATTTCCGCCCGGCGATCTGCCCATGCTTCGTCTCGTTCGCGCTCTTCCTCACTAGCCTGCTCGATGGCTGCCGCTTCTGCTTCGTGGAGGTCGATCTGGTCCTGGATACGCTCGATCTGGCGGTCGTAACTCGCTAGGGTGCGCTCAGCTGCGCTTTCGCTAAGCCTGGAGGCGCTTTCCTCCGCGCGAGCTCTTCGCTCTTGTAACTCTTCAAGCTCATTGGTGAGTACGGTGATCTGATCCTCGACATCACCTTCACCCTCACCAATCCGCTCAAGTGCCTCGCGAAGTTCATTGGCTTCGCTTCGAGCTTCGGCCATCTCGTCGACTATGTCAGTGAGCCCGCGAACAAACGGCTCTATGGCGCCGGTTACGCCCTGACCAATTTCGGCAAATAAGTCGCTAACGGAGTTTTGAAACTGAGGTATGGCACCAGTGCTGGCCTCGCCCATGTCTTCGGATAACCCACCAAAGCGCTGATCCAACTCGCCGAGGACCGCCTCCATCCGTTCGCTGCCCTCAAGGGCACTGTCAATTTCAATTCCGTAACGACTCAGGCCATTGCCCGTGCCTTCGATTTCTCGGCCGACGAGTTGCGCCGCGCGCGACAGGTCCATGTCAAAGGCCGTCGCCAGGTCCTGTACTGCGGGAAGCGCCTGCTGTATTCCCTCGCTATTGAGGTCGGTCATTTGCGCAAGCAGCGCAGCCGCCTCAGTAGTTGCCTCGCTTGAAAATGTGGTTAGGTTCTGTAGCTCGTTGGCATAATCAATTATGCCCTCTGTGACAATCGCGCGTTCGGCCTCGGTTTCTCCGAGCGCGTTGCGAAGCGATATTTCCGCCTGCTCTCGCTGTGCATACTCGCGAACCGAGCGTTGCATCGCCTGATGAAGCGATCGTATCGAAAGGACTGCACCTCCGAGCGCGGCTGCCTTCGCTGCGAACGCACGAGTGAGCCCGCCGGCGCTTCGCTCCGTTCGTCCACCCTGCTGTTCGAGGTTTCCGAGCTCACGATTCGCCTGCGTTACCTGGGAGCTGTCGACCTGTATTCCGAGTCTCGCGATGTCACTCACTGTTTGCGTGCTCCCTCAGCAATTGCGTTCTCCACAGCCGCATCGATCTTGACGACGATCTCCACTTCCCAGCTTTCCAGCTCGTATCCTGTCACCCGCTGGAATGCCTCAATTTCCTGGTAACTAATTGACTGCCCTTTTCTTAGCCGCCAGTACAAAAGCCATATCCGCGCGCCTTCCTCCGGAATCCAAACCTCTTCTTCCTGCGGCTCGCGCCCCCGGCTTTTCGCCGCTTGTTTCAGATAGGCGCGCTTACTCGTTCCGGCTTTGCTTTGCCTCCGTAACTCAACCTCCTGGCCCGCCGCGCGAATCAACGCGTCGGCGAGCTCGACAAAAAATGGGCGCGCCTATGGATAAACCGCTCGCTTTGTTCGTACAGCGGCGGATATTTGCGCAGCAGCGATTCCAGGTTTTCGATGGAGAATTCAAGCTCCTGTCCGCCGTCGGTTATCGTCTGGCGGGCCCCGATCTCATTTCCGCGCTCGTCGCGTTCGATCGACTCCCACCCGAGTGCACATCGGGCCATGAGCTGCACCATGCCCTCGCGCGCTTTCTCGCGCTTCTCGGCGGTGGCGCTGGCTCCGGAAAGCGCTGCACGGTCGCGCATCTGGTCATTGAACACACGCTTGTCTGCGTTCTTGTACCGCTGGCTGTCGGCGCCGACATAGTGAATTCGAATGTCGAGACTTTCGCCGGTGACAGGCTCAATAACCTCCATCCATGCGCCTTCCTCGGCAGCGCTTACGACATCAAGTCTGGACAGATCCATTAAACAGCCTCCACTCGCTCGATCTTGATTTGACTTCCGAGCGTGTCATCTCGCAGCGCCGCGAACGGCACCGTCTGCGTCACATCATTCTCGCTGACGCTTCTCGAATTTCCGTTGAACTTGATCCGGGGAATGGTGAACTGATACTTGTTGCCGGCCAGATCCTCGAGTTCGAAATAGAGTTTCATTTCTGTTTCGTTGAGAAACGCGTTCCAGTACGTATCGTCTTCGAAGTCGAGATTGAGCTCGCCGGTGAGATTGCTTCGCCCATCAAGCAGGCGGTGGGCGCTTTTCTGAAATAGCGGATACTTCGGCTCGACGCCGTTGGCGAGTGTCAGCTGGATGCCCACCGCTGCGGCTACTTCTGAATCATCGAGTTCGAGCCGTCCGGTGAACGAATCCAACGGTGAATTGCTGTCTGCTTCAGCCACGTCGTCCATATGAGAGGTTGACTCCATGTCTCCGGTCTTCAGTCCGACGAGGCTCCACGTGGCCTGAACCATCGCGTCCGGCTGAATGTTCAACTGCAGCTGATTGGCGAGAAATCCTTCACCGAGAATGTACTCGCTGATGTCCTCGAACCCCTCTTCAACCGACAGGCTCACGCGCTGCTTTCCGGCAACCAATTCATCTGGCTCGCCGGTTTCGCCATCAACCCACTCATTAAAAAGGAGCGATTCGAGCAACGCGTCAAACGCGCCGTAACTGAACTCGCTGGGCACCTCCAGGTTGACCCCGAGGTTCCCCAGTCGCATGTCCTCAATTTGACGATCACTGCGAAGTTCCTCACTTTGTAGCTGGCTGCGTTGTGCAGCGATCCCGCTACCACCGGTGTTGCGGATTTTCGTCGCATTCGCTGGATCAGGCAGCTCGCCTGCCGTAGTTTCTTTGACGAACGCCAAATAACGTCTACTTCCTACTGCTCCCATTTTCAAAACTCCTTATGCCTGCACCTCGGCAAGCCACGCGATTGACACAGGCACGTGATACCAACGTGATTCCTCACGCCCGCTCTCGTACCAGCTCTCTCTCACACGCACCCGATCTCCATCGCCTTCAATAACGCTTCCGGCCGGGTACGCGTCGATGATTTTCTGCGCATCTGATTTCGCCCCGCCTTTGTATTCGCCCTTCGGATAAAACACATCGACTTGCAGAATTCCCCTCTGGCGCATCGGCGCCCCATCGCCGATTTCTCGTGACTGCGGCCTCGCCGGCAGCATTGCGACCCGATACCACGGACCGTGATGCGACTCGGCATCAAATGGCATGTTTTCGTCGATAATCGGATCAAGGCCGGAGTGCTCGTATAGCGCGCCAACCAGTAGCTGTTCAGCTCTCCAGAGCGTCAACTTCGGGCCTCCTGTTCAACGATTCCTGGAAACTCTTCGAGCACCAGGCGCACCATACCGTTCGGGGCCTGGCCACTCCATCCGTCTTCAAGGCGCAGGATGTAGGGCAAGTTATTGAACAGGAATATCGCCGCATCGCCTTGCCATTGCGCAATCAACGACTCGGCATCGAATAGTGTCCGCTGTCCGTTCGGGTCGAACCGGTCAATAACCCCGCCCCTTGGCGTTCCAATCTCCACTTGCCAATTGCCGCGAGCCCGTCCGGTATCAACTGGTGTTCGCATAACCACGCGCCGGAAAATCTCCAGTGCCACCTTTCGAATCACGAGTAAGAGCTGTCGCTCTGTCTTCACTCGCCATCGACGAACATCAAGGACAAAGCTCATCGCGCCTGTACCTCGTAGAGAATCTCCACCTCTCCCGGTGCGAGCGGACTCACGTTCACGATGGAATAGGCTCGATCCCCGATCTTCAACTTGTCGCTTCCCTGCTTCGGTCTCGGAACATCCACACACAACAGCCTGCGGTCACCGACTCGGATCGAGCTGCCGTCTATGAGGCCCGCACTGTAGCTGTCCTCAACAGCGGAGCCCGTGAACTCCTGCAGATCTCCAGGCTCGACCACGTTGCCTTCGCTGTCGGTGCACACCTCTTTTCCTGCCACCGGGTCGTAAGCGCAATCGAGATCGCTCGTGTCCGCTTCGCGCAGGAGCGTGATCGGCTTGCCGAACTGACGGATCGAAGGGGCAGCTGTGTTGTCTCGAAGCCCTTCATAAAAGTCGCTCATGCCCTACCTATCCTGATCCCGCCTGCCGGTTGCACGAGCCCACGCAGTATTCGGTCCACTTTCGTGTACTGCTTCGTTGCCGGAGCACTCTGTTTGTACTCGGTCGTGATCGGTCCTACCGTCACGCGCCGGACCATGTCGTCCCTGGTCACATCCGGCAACAGAGTCTCACTGAGTGCTTTGAGTGCGGCTTCGGCAGTCGCTTCTTTCAACCGGACAGGAATCTCATCGGAGGCAAACAACCACCCGTTGCGGTCATAGACCCACGTGCGCGGCCACTCAAGCGCCTGATCTTCGGTCTTCTTGAACCCCTTCCAGCGGTAGTAGTAGCGGACATCGAGGTACTCGGTCGCGAGAATAAGCGCTTCAGTCTTCTCCGACTCAGATGCATCCGCCCAGGTTGTGTCACCACGGTCACTATGGTAGACATCGGCCTCATCAATCGTTGCGTAGGTGTTCGCGCCTGCAAGCCCATATCCGGTTTCAACGGTCAACGACATATCGCCTCCTATGAGCGACAGGCGAGGCCCGAAGGCCCCGCCAGTACATCATCAGCCCATGAGAAGCGCGATATGCTCAGGCTTCCACGCTTTGACGCCCCAGGTCGCAGCCACCTCGAACATAGCCTTGCGATAGCCCATGTAAGAGCGAATCTCGAACACGAGCCCGCTCCACGGGTCCTGAATCGTCATCGCATCATCGGCAGCATC